TACACCAGCATCTATTCCGGCACGACAAAAAGCGGAACCTCTTTCAGCTACTCCAATTTGGAACTGTGCAATCTGGATGCCAACAGTTCCTACGACCTTCATCTACAGATCCAAGACAAGCTCTATTCTTTGAGCAGTCTGGATCTCTATTTTACTGTTCCGCAGGGTACGCCCCTCATTGCACTGCGGAAAAAGAAGGTCGGCATCAACACGCCGGAGCCACAAGCCATGCTGGATGTTGCCGGGGATATGCGGGTGGATGGCTCACCCCTTGCGGATTTTGTCATTCAGCAAGGGACAAGCGGTGTGTGGACTTTCCGCAAATGGAAAAGCGGTATAGCCGAGTGCTGGTGCAGAAGGACAGTGTCCGCAGCACTCAACAATGCGTGGGGATCTCTATATACTTCCGGTTCGTTGACTGCACTGAACATTTCTTTCCCATTTACTTTTGCGGAAGTTCCGACAGTTACGGCATCTCTGTCCTGCACTGGAGTCGGAGCATTTCTGATGGTGCCGGGCAGTTCCCCTGGGGCATCTACCGGATCAACCGGTGTATATGAAATTGCAAGAGCGAATGCTCTATCAGGCAGCTACAGTTTTGTAGTTAACTTCTATGCTATAGGAAAAGTGTGATGCTTCGGCGTCACTTTTTTCATACTCATTTTCAAATTCAAAGGAGGACAAACAACATGAAAGAATTCTGGACGACCATTCGGGTGGTGTTCGCCGGTATCGGCGGCTGGCTGGGATGGTTCTTGGGAGGATGTGACGGCTTGCTTTATGCGCTTCTGGCTTTCGTAGTCATCGACTATGTGACCGGCATCATGTGCGCTGTGGTGGACAAGAAGCTGTCCAGTGAAGTCGGATTCAAGGGCATTTTCAAAAAGGTGCTCATCTTCGCTCTGGTTGGCATCGGGCATATTCTTGACACCCGCGTCATCGGCAGCGGCTCGGTGATGCGTACTGCCGTCATTTTCTTCTACCTGTCGAATGAGGGCGTGTCCCTGTTGGAAAACGCCGCATACCTGGGACTGCCCATTCCGCAGAAGCTGAAATCCGTTCTGGAGCAGCTTCATGACCGCAGTGAAAAGGAGGATGAATAATATGGCTTACACAAACAGTTTCCTGGTGTCCTACACCAAACTCAGCCCGAACCACTCCGGGCAGCGTACCCACAGCATTGACCGCATCACGCCGCACTGCGTGGTGGGTCAGTGCAGTGTGGAAACGCTGGGCAATATCTTTCTGCCAACTTCCAAGCAGGCCAGCTGCAACTACGGCATCGGCGCAGACGGGCGGGTCGGTATGTATGTGGAGGAGAAAAATCGTTCTTGGTGTTCTTCCTCCAACGCAAACGACCAGAGAGCCGTCACCATTGAGTGCGCTTCCGATACCACCGAACCATATGCATTCAAGGACACCGTTTACCAGACGCTCATCAAGCTCTGCGTGGATATCTGTAAGCGCAACGGCAAAACCAAGCTGCTCTGGTTGGGAGATAAGAACAAGACGCTTAATTACAGTCCGAAGAGCAATGAGATAGTGTTGACCGTCCATCGGTGGTTTGCCAACAAGAACTGTCCCGGCAACTGGATGTATGCTCGTATGGGTGACCTCGCCGAGAAAGTCACGGCGCAGCTGGGCGGCGAGGTAAAACCCGCACAGCCCACGCAGCCGACCACCGGTACGGTGAAAATGGGTGACCTTGTGACCATCACCGGCAGTACCTACTACAGCGGCAAAGCCATCCCGTCCTGGGTGCGCAAACTGCGCTGGTATGTCTATGAGATCAGCGGTGACCGTGCGGTCATCAACCGTGACGAGAGCGGCAGATACGCCATCATGTCTCCCGTCAAGGTCTCCGCACTCTCCGTAGTCGGCGCAAAGCCTGCGGAAAATTACCGCATCCATACCGTGGCGCATGGGGATACCCTCTGGGCAATCTCTAAGAAGTACCTCGGCAGCGGCAACCGCTACAAGGAGATCGTCAGCCTGAATGGACTGAAGAGCAATGTCATTTACAGCGGCATGAAGCTGAAGATTCCGAATAAGTAATCCACTAAGCCCATCGAGGAGATTTTTCTCTTCGGTGGGCTTATTTTTTATGCCCAGTTTTCGTCAAAACGCATATGTGCTGACCAAGTGCCAACTGAGGAGAGTTCTCCTCGGATTGGAGGATATCCGTTATGACGGATTTGCAGAAAAAGCAGATTGTAGCCATGAGAAATGAAAAGGCTACTTATGCGGCCATATCAAAAACCCTCGGCATCCCAGTCAGCACCATCAAAACATTCTGCCGTAGAAACGGCATGGTCACAGAGACTTCCACAGGAAAACTGTGCTGCAAGAATTGTGGTACGGAACTTATACGCACTCCAAATGCGAAACCTCGGCTGTTCTGCTCCGACCGGTGCAAGCAGGTCTGGTGGAACAGGCATCGTTATGAGCGTTCCAGCGCAAAAATTGTACCGCATACCTGCCCTATCTGCGGAAAGATGTTTGTTGACTACAGCGGAGCCAACCGAAAATACTGCTCTCAGGAGTGTTATCGTGAAAGGGGTGCGCATGATGGACAGTAAGGCTTTCCAGGCTCTACTTGGATACAAATCTGCCATGGCACAGGCACGGATCATGCTCTCCCAAGGGCTGATTACAGCCGAGAAACTCGGCATAATAGAAACAAAAATGTGCGAGATATTTGGTATCAATTTTGACAGTCTATACCGCGAGAATGACTGGATAATAAGTGGTTTCAGAGGTAATATGTCACCTGTGAAGGAGGTGGTATAATGCCTAAAAAAGTTGCGAAAGTCGCTCAAATCCCAAAGCTACAGCGAAAAAAGCAGGTCGCAGCATACGCCCGTGTTTCATCCGGCAAGGATGCCATGCTCCATTCTCTGTCTGCCCAGGTCAGCTACTACAATGACCTTATTCAAAAAGAGGACGGCTGGGAATTTGTCGGTGTATATGCTGATGAAGCCATCACCGGCACAAAGGAAGGTCGTACAGACTTCCAGCGTATGCTTACTGACTGCCGTAACGGAAAAATTGATATGATAATCACAAAATCCATCTCCCGCTTTGCGCGTAATACTGTGACGCTCCTTGAGACCGTCCGTATGCTAAAAGCGTTGGAGGTGGATGTCTTTTTTGAGGAACAGAACATCCACACGATGAGCGCCGATGGAGAATTGATGCTGACTATTCTGGCATCCTATGCCCAGGAAGAAAGCCGCTCTGCCAGCGAAAACCAAAAGTGGCGCATCAAAAAGAACTTTGAGGAAGGAATGCCTTGGTGCGGCAGGATGCTCGGATACCGTATCCGAGCTGGACAGTATTACATCATCCCAGATGAGGCAGAAATTGTACGGCGCATTTACAGAGAGTATCTGGACGGTGCCGGTCCCAACGGTATTGCAAACAGGCTGACCGAGGACGGTGTCCCCACACGGAACGGTGGTATTTGGCAGCCGCAGACTATCGCTAAAATTCTGCGGAACTACACCTATACGGGAAACCTGCTTCTTCAGAAGACCTTCCGCGAAAACCACATCACCAAGAAAACCATTCGGAATACTGGGCAAAAAACGCAGTATCTGTTGGAGAATGCCCATGAAGCCATCATTCCATTAAAAACCTTCAATGCCGTGCAGACTGAAATCGAGCGCAGAAGTGAAAGCCGAAAAAGCAGTCCACCCGCCAAGCCAAATTTCACTTACACAGGTCTTATTCAATGCGCTAAGTGCGGTAAGAATTATCGCAGAAAAACAACGGCGACACGCATTGTTTGGATATGCGCCACATTCAATACCAGGGGCAAAAAATACTGCGCATCGAAGCAGATACCGGAAGAACTCCTGGATGCCTTGGTTGCTGAGGTGTTCGATACACCCGCAAACATTCAGAAAATTATAGCCGATGATGGAAACACGCTACACTTCCACCTTGTGGATGGTAGCGTTGTTACCCGCATTTGGTCAGACCGCTCCAGGGCAGAATCCTGGACACCTGAAAAGCGTGAGTCGGCAAGAAAAAGAGCCAAAGAAAGGAGTCAAACTCAATGCCAAAAGCAATAAAGGTCATTCCTGCCACAAAGGATAGATTTACTGCGCTGCCGACTGTTTCCATTGCCAAGCGGAGAGTCGCAGCCTATGCCCGTGTATCAACGGACAGCGATGAGCAGTTCACCAGCTACGAAGCCCAAATCGACTACTACACGCAGTACATTAAAAAGCGAGAAGATTGGGAGTTCGTAAAGGTTTATACCGATGAGGGAATTTCGGGTACGAACACGAAACGCCGTGAGGGTTTCAATGATATGGTGGCAGATGCCCTGGCGGGTAAAATTGACCTCATCGTTACCAAGTCGGTCAGCCGATTTGCGAGAAACACGGTAGATAGCTTAGTCACCGTCCGCAAACTGAAGGAGCACCATGTGGAGGTGTTTTTTGAAAAAGAGAACATCTACACCTTTGACAGTAAGGGCGAACTGCTGATTACCATCATGTCGAGCCTTGCCCAGGAAGAGAGCCGCTCCATTTCAGAGAATGTCACATGGGGTCAGAGAAAGCGTTTTGCGGACGGTAAAGTCAGTATGCCTTATAAACAGTTCTTGGGCTACGACCGTGGTGAAGGCGGTGTCCCCGTCATCAACGAAAAGGAAGCCGAAATCGTGCGGATGATTTACCGGCTGTTCCTTGAGGGCAAAACAGCGTCTGGAATCTGCAAGCACCTAATGAGCCTTGGCATTCCGACTCCTGGCGGTAAAACAAAATGGGGTCAAGGAACGGTAATGAGTATCCTGCAGAATGAAAAGTACAAGGGTGATGCCTTGCTACAGAAGAAATTTACGGTGGATTTTCTTACAAAAAAACAGAAAGTCAACGAGGGTGAAGTCCCGCAGTACTATGTTGAGGGCAGCCATCCGGCAATCATATCTGCATTGGACTTTGACAGAGTACAAGCCGAAATTGCTCGCCGCCAGAGTTTAGGGCGTTCCTACAGCGGTTCCAGTCTTTTTGCCAGCAAACTGATTTGCGGAGACTGCGGTGGTTTTTACGGCAAAAAGGTGTGGCACTCCACGGATGCATATCGCAGAGAGGTATGGCGCTGTAACAGCAAGTTCAATGGTAAAGCCAAGTGCGGAACGCCAACTCTCAGTACCGAGAGCATACAGCAGATGTTTCTCCAAGCGTATAATCAATTGATGGGCAACCGTGAGCAGGTCATCCAGGCCTGCGAGGTCATGCGTGAGGTTGTTGCGGACTGCTCCAAACTGGATTCGGAAATAGCCACCATGAACGAGGAAATCCAAGTTATTGCCGGGCTGGTCAGCCAGTGCATCAAGGAGAACACCACCACGCAGCAGCCCCAGGAGGAATATACCGAAAAATACAACCGTCTGGTCAAGACGTATGAGAAAGCGGTAAGTCAGCTGAATAAGGCAACTGCCGATCGTGAAAGCCGAATGCAGCGTGACCGAGAACTGAGGATTTTCATTGGCTCGATAAAAGAAAAGCCCCTCGTCCTTGAGATCTGGGACGAAGGACTATGGATTACACTTTTAGAAACGGCAACGGTACACGCTGACAACAGAATCACATTCCGCTTTAAGGACGGAACGGACATTGAGGTTGGGGGTGAATAA